ACAACAAAAGAACATATAACTATAACAATTATCTGCCAATGTCGTAGCAGGAAGTGTTGGTGTTGCTATTAAATTTGTGCAATTGTTAAACATATAGCCATAGCAGTCAGGATTTAATGTAGTAGCAGGAAGCACGAGGTTTGATGCATCAACTAGGCGAGTATTTCCATCAAATAAATGATAAAAATTCTTAGTAGAATCAGTGTCAAAACTAGTACGTGCATAAAAGGTTGAAGCGTCTACTAATGACATAATATTTCCGTAAATCTCTATTTCACCACTAGTAGCACCAATGTTAATAAACCTATCTACATTTGAGGACCCATCTTCAGAATAAAGAGAGCTATAATTTGATCGAATTGATATAACCCCATTTAGCATTAAATTATAGGTAAAACTGCTTCCGACATCGATTTTTTGTGAAATTCAGGTTTGTCCATTATCTGTGGAGTATTCGAATTCTCACGGATCTCCATCTGGAGCGTCGTTTAAGATTTCTACATCTGTATCGTCATCTAATGCTTTTATTGTAAAAGGTAGTTCTCTATAAGTTTTATTAAAAGATACCGAATCGTCTTCTTCATTTCAACTTACTCATGGCTCTTGATAAGTTCCATCTCCATACTTACTTAATTCAAAGGCATCAGTACTATTAAATTTATGAAAATAATTCATACTATATCTTATGTATTTTTAATGTGCTAAATTCCTAAAATCGCATAAGCAATTTTAACATACCATTTCTGTGGATAATTTAAATCTACGTCGGCTGTACGTTCTCTCTTATATCCTCATTTATATAATCTATTATGAGTCCTTCATTCAGAAATTAAGCTCCTAAAACTCCTTTTAAAAGGATAAATCAATGGATACTTACGATAAAGTTCTTCAAGAATAGCCCTCATCTCTTTTTTGGTTTTCACCTTATAACTGTCCTGAATATGGATATTTCCCTTCGAGACAGTGCATACACAATTGTTAATTACATCCATTTTATTTGCCAAATTTTAATTTAATATATTTCTTTATTCCATTTATATGGATATCTACAATATCTTTTTTACCTTGCTCTGACTCTAGATATTCTACATCCAACTTATTATCTTGAAAGAAATTCTCGGTAAGTACTGCTGGCATAGATGATTTCGATAAAATATAGAAATTCGATTCTATATCCTCGTCTCCGTCACTTGTATCTTTTCTTATTTGAATTTTCTTGGGATCTAAAATTTCGTGAGCAGCTTCATATAAACATTGAGCTACTTTATCACTTTCAGTAACGCCTCTAGTTGTATAAGCACTCCATCCCCTCGCTGATTTCCATTCCCCATTTCCAGAAGCATTGTTGTGTATACTTAGAAGAATCACTGTTTTACCGAGAGTATTTTGTGTTCTATGTATTCTATTTGCACGGATAACTCTTTCTTGTAATGGAACATCTGTTGTTTCAGGCACAAGAATTGTATATTGAATGCCAAGTTGTTTTAAACGATCTGCAATTTTTGATACTATTAATCTCGCATAACTATACTCTCGAAATCTACCGTCAGGACTTCTTTTACCAGGAGTCTCTTCCCCATGACCATTATCAAGTATTACATATATATCTTTATAATGATTACTTGCTACACAAGTTGCAGCATTTAATGTTCCACCATATGATGTTATTACTTTATCATTCATTTTTCACTAAATTTTTATTATATTTACGCAAATATAATAAATAAATTTGGAAATTAAAAATTTATTTCATATATTTGCTTCGCAAATATTGGACAAATAAGTTAATGTTTTGATATACTTTAAGTAGCATTAATAATGATAGAATGGACTAGTATTCTGATTGCCGTAATAGGCAGTGTTGGAATTAATGAAATAATTAGCCTTTTCACTGTGAAAGAACAAAAGAAAAGTATGAAAATCGATAACGAGCAAAAAGAAGATTCTAGATGAGAACGACTTGCTGATCAATTACAAGATCAGATAGAAAAACAGCAAAATCAAATAGAAGCTCTGAATGTTCGATTAGAGAACAAAGATGCTCGTATTATTGAATTAGAGGATCGTAGCACTATGTTGCAGGAAAAATTAGATTCCGCAAGAACGCAATGCTCTATAGCAACGATGTTACGCTGCAATAAGATCTCCTGCGAGAGTCGTGTCCCTCCAATTTCAGAAGCGTTTACTGGAGATGTCAGTAAACAATTAACAGAATATATTGAAAAGATGTAATATAGTTTGATTTAATGTAAGTGATTATGCCAAAAGCTCAAAATATTGAAGAGAAATACATAAATGGTCTAAAAGTCGATAAGGAAGATGAATTATATGCTTTTAATGATGAAAAGCATCTTTATTTTAATAAAACAACCGGAGAAACATATACTTCTGTAACTCAATTAATTGGAAAATATTCACAACCATTTGACGAAGAGTTTTGATCTGCTTATAAAGCATTGGAAGAAATCGTAGATTCCGATTTATGATCCTTGCTAAAGCCGAAGTTACTCTCAACAAAAAGGTTTTCAGACAAAACACTCGACTATCTGGTTGATAAATATAAATTGGATAAAGAAGCGTTTTTAAACAAACAATCCGAAATAAAACAGGAATACAAAGTAAAGCGAGATACCGCTTGTCTTAGAGGTACTGCTATACATTTGGAAAAAGAACTACAAATGTATGGTAAACGTGATTTTGATTTCGAACCATATGGATTTGGCGGTTTAAAAGGTACATTTACTTGTTTACAGAATCATAATATTTTAGACCTCAATAGGGGAGTATATCCTGAATTTTTAATTTCTGCGACATTTGGGGATTTAACATTACTTGGACAAATAGACTTATTAATCGTTGATGGAAACGATATTTATATTGCTGATTATAAGAGCAATGCGGAAATAAAAAAGACTTCATATTTTGATAAACGAAGGAAAAAGTATCAGATGATGCAGTTTCCACTTAATAATTTAATGGATTCTACTTTTGTGCATTATCAATTACAATTAAGTTTATATGCAAGAATGCTTCAGCAAAGAAATCCTAATTATAATATAAAGCAACTTCAAATAATTCATATAGATCATGATGGAAATCAAAATTTATATGAAGTTCCTTATTTAAAGTCGGATGTTGATAGATTGATTAAGGATTATGCTAAAAAGCAAAAAATAAATAGTGCTCTGGAAAGAGACACTCCATTTATAAAATAAATAATGTATGGATGATTATGTTAATGAACGAAAGAAAATCTGTAAAGAATGTGCTATAATGCGCTTAACGGATTTTGGAATGAAATGTGATAATAGAAGATGACTAAATCCTGAAACAAATGAATCATCGTATTTTAAACACGATGGATGAGTAAAGGGTTGTGGATGTGACATTAATTTAAAAGTTAAAAGGTTAGGAAACCATTGTCCAGGAAACAAATGATAAGATTTTTTAAGTGAATTGGTAGAGTGATAGTTGGCTGGTGAAATTTTATACTTAAACGAGAGACACCGGAAGCCAAACGTAGATATGAGATATGTATGAAGTGTGATGAGAAAATTAAGATCGGGAAAATGTGGACATGTTCGGTTTGTGGATGCTTTATCCTCCCTAAAACTCGTTCTCCCAAAGAAAAATGTTTGTTAGAAAAATGGTAATATGAAAGTGCTTAATGAATTTGAACAAATGCTGAATGATACAGCAAACACTATTGTAGAAAATAATATGGATGGAGTAAATACAGAAGATGTGGAAGTGGTTCCAATAAACACTAATGTTTTAATTCAACCGTATATACAAAATCCTTATAGATATATTGAAACAACCGCATCTGGATTAATTGTTGGTGTTGAGAGTTCCAAAACTTATAAATCCAATGAAACTGGAGAAATTCAACAAAATACAGAAGTTATAAAATGCGGAAAGGTCCTTGCTGTTGGACCATTGTGTAAAAATGTAGAAGTTGGTGATGACGTTTATTATACAACATATTCTGAAGCAAAACTTCCTTTTAGAAAAAAGGGATATGTTATCGTCGGAGAAGGACTTCTTATATGTAGAATTGTAAAGAAAAATAAGTAATTATGGAAATGGAAAATAAAGGGGCATATTCTTACTATTGTCCTGGTGATTTAGTTAAAGTGCGTCATGATATTGATTTTGTTCCTACTATGTTTGTTGTAGATAAAATTAATAGGAACATTAAGAATAGAGATACTGGTGAATTAGAACCAGTTTTTGTTGGAATAAAATGCCGCTGGTTTGATTCACATGGGGATCTTCAAGAGGCGATATTTAATACTAAAGATCTTTTAAAAATTGAACAAAATGTTTAAAAATCCTTTAAAATTTCAGCAGGGCGGTATTACATCCTCTCAGGAGAATGAAGTTGTTCGAATATTTTCAGCTGCTGCAACAAAATTACAAATGAAACCGGAGGCATTGCTTCAGAAAGCGCAAGAATTACAAGGTGATCAACAGACAGCTTTTGTTCGGGCTATTCAAGATATTGCAGAAAGTGACAACCCGAAACAAGAATCTATTCAAATGATTCAATCTGTTTTTGGAAAAGAACCCCAGTCTTTTAAAACTGGAGGAAAAATCCGTTCATTCATTTGTCGTTTCGGACACGGTGGTATTACCGATTGTGGATGTGGAGGTTCTATTCAGAAAGGACAGGCAGGATTAGTTGTTGATACAAACAGTTCTGTTATTCCCGCATTTGCAGATTCATCTGTAGTAAGGTCTGGTAATTGGTCCTTGCAACCGTTATTTATAGAGGACGGTGTACTTAAGACTTATGCATATGGCCCTAATGGGCAAGTTCTTCAGATAGTTAATGATGGACAGAACGTTCGTTATTTAGGTGGCCGTGTATCTGATGTTGACGGAAGTCGTCGGTTTGTTCAAAGTGGTGACTTTATCGGAGTTGAAGACGCTAGTCAAGTTGATTCTCCAGAGAAATATATTCTTCCTTCTAATTTAGTAAATACATATAGAAGGATGGTTAAAAATGATAATACTGGTTTCCTTAAAATGAGAGAGCCTGTAAGAACTGTTGAATTAGTTCCAAAGAATCAAGTAGGAGGTCAGGTTGAAAAACATCAACAGGAGAATGGAGTCGGTTCGGGAACTATCGCATCTCCTTTAAGTAGAGCTGCTGCATACGAATTATCCCGTCAGAACAAGGGATATACAAATGAAGGTATGTTTGACTATGCTGTTAGAAATGCTGAAAGAGCACTTAGAGCGCAGGGATTGAGAGGTGCAGCACTACAAGAAGCGGCTTACAGAATGGCATCTGGATATGAGGAACCAGAAACTTCGACAAATGACAACTCTACTGCTACAGATTCTATTCCATCCAGACCAAGTAAAAGGATGACGTCGGATAACATATCTCTTATTAAAACGCCCACCTTGTCCAATCCTAATCGTTCTGAAAAACTCCTTGGACAGGCTTCTGTTGTAAATGATAATATGACGTACAGCCAGGCTTTCCGAGCTGCTGCAAATGCTGGACTAAATGGATTTGTATGGAGAGGAACGCCTTACAAAGTTGAATTTGATCCCAATTGAAGAAGTAGGTGAGGAAAAACTGATGCAGGAAGCGGTACTACACCTTCAAGAGCAGCTTCTTCTGGAACGACTGGCACTGTAGGTTCCACAACAAGAAATTCGTCTTATATGGGTCCCATTAATTATACTCCGGCAGAAGAAGCTCCTAATTTTTACGACTCTATAACTCCGGAAAACTCAAGAACAAACGATTATTATATTCGGGAGTATTTAAAAACACATTATCCAAATGGGTCTCGAAGAAATCTTGTTTCCCGATGAGTTTATGGACAAGAGAGAAATTTAATACCTGAAACCAGTCCATTATTTATCGGACCTACTAAATAAAACATTAATTATGCAAATCTTTATATTCGATAATACAACAAACACTCTTCGAATAGATGATTATAGCATATTATTAGTAAAAGAATTCGCAAAGTTATGGGAACCAGAAAGAAATAAATGTAAGGAAGATAAAAAAGGCGAACAGCGAATTCGCGCCTTTAAAGAACTAACTTACATTTATTTGGTTCTCGATTTTAAAAGTCCTTATTTTAAATATTTAGAGCGGGATAAGCATGAGGCAGCCTTGGCTGATAGTGGTTTGAAAGAAGAAGATTTGTCAGATACAGATTTCCTAAATGCTTATCATAAGTATCAAGAACTTCAAGAAGCAGATCCAATTCTCGCATTAATTAAAACAGCTTATAAGACAATTTATAAAATGCGAGTTCACTTGGATCAAATTGATTTTAGTGAAGTGGATGCTGATGGCAGACCTTTATATAAACCTAAAGATGTTATAGCAGATTTAACTAGTATTAGTAAAATAAGGACGGAACTTCAAACTCTTGAAGAATTACATAAAACAAATCAAGAGGCAGCTGCCCAAGTTAGGGGGCAAGTTGCATTAGGAATGTTGGACTAATATGGCTATTGATGAAATTACAGGTAAGAGAACTAGACTTGTAAAGTCAAAATTCGAAGAGGCAAAAGAAAAAAGAAAGAAGGCTCTACCTAAATTTGATATACAGTACGAAGAAGAATTAATTCGACAATTATTTTCGGAAGACAAACCTACCTCTAAACCAGTAAGTGATGAAACGATTGGTTTAGTTGAAACGGAGTATCAGGGTCCATTCGTTCATAAAGAGAGACCTGGTGAAGAATGGGATGTTCCTATAACAGAGGAAATTCAATACTTTGATCCGGAACTATCTTATGAGTTAACAGGATATCGCCCGATTACTATGGAAAAGGGATTGGATTTTGATGTAACTCCGTTCAGGGAAATGGCAAGTATTTATGAAAAAAATGGAAAATATACTGAATATCCAGAAGGTTCTAAACCATGAAGGGATTTATGGAATAGAGAAATTGAACGGATGCGAAATGGGTATCAAGTTGGAAAATACCGTATAACTGGAGATAACTATTATTATCTAAACTATTACAGAATGCAAACTGTAAAAGACGATGGTAGTAAAGCTGCTGAGGGACGTGAAGAAAATTTTCCATCTTTTTTATCTAAACAATACGAATGGTTTCATTACGTTGAAATGGCTGAAAAACTTGGAAAGGATGCTGGAATTTTAAAAGCACGTGGTTGCGGATTATCTGAATGTGTTGCTGCAATGTCTGTGCGACCTTATACGGTTATTCCAAGATATAAAGTGTTAATAACAGCTTCTGCTGATGATCAGTTGCAGCCATTGCGTGACAAATGTTGATTTCAGCTGGAATGATTAAATATAAATACTTCCGGTGGATTGAGACATGTTCGTCAAAAGGTTAATAATAATGAAACAAAACGTGCATCCAAAGTTTTACGAGATGGCACTGAAGTTGGGTTTCAATCTGAAATTAATTCTATTATTGGAGACGAACCTAAGAAAATCAGGGGACTTCGTGTTGATCGTCTTATTTTTGAAGAGGCAGGAAATAATAAACAGTTAATTAAATCTTGAATTCAAGGCGCTGCATTAACTCAGTTAGGTGGTGTTCATTTTGCATCCCGTATTTTTTTAGGTACTTCTGGTGAAGAGATGGATATGGATGGGATTGCGAAGATGTTTGTAAATCCTACCGCATTCAATGTACTTCCCTATAAAAATTACGATACAGCTAACGGAAAGCCGGAATTAAGCGCCTTCTTTTTACCGGCGCATAAATTTGCGCTAACTTCTAAATATTTAGATAGCAGAGGGGTTACGAACTATCCGGAATTTAAAAAATATTATGAAGAACAACGTAAAAAACTATCAGGAAGGGCATTTCTCGATGAATGCGCAGAGCACTGTTTTGTTCCAGAAGAAGCTCTTGCAAAAACGGGAGCCAATGTTTTTGATTCAGAGTTAGTTTCTCAACAAATTGTAAATATTAAAATTCATAATCTTGGAGAAAAACTTGTTCCAACAGTCTTAGAGTGGGATAAAAATTCACCTCAATATACAAAGGTGAATTCTTATGAATCAAATTCATCTAAATTATTTGTAGTCGAACCTCCTCAAAAAGATCCGGATGGAAATGTTTGAAAGAACTTATATGTTGCAGGAATAGATAGTATCGATCTTGGCACAGAAAATTCTGCAGAGGATAGAGATGTTTCTGACTTCTGCATAGTCATTAAAAGGCGCGTTTTTGGAGATCAAGAACCTAAATATGTTGCCGTTTATAAAGACAGGCCAAGAGATATTCGTGTGGCTTATATGATTGCTCTTAAATTACTTACCTGGTATAATTGTCAGGCTATGTTAGAATTCACAAAGATATCTTTTCAGCAATTTTTAAGAGATAGAAAAAAGGAAGCTTTATTAATGAGTCGTCCGGAATATGCTGTTTCTAATAAAAATAAAAGAAAAAGTACGAAAAGATTGATTGGAATTCCTAGTACAGAAGCTGTTATTAAGCATGGATTGGAATTAATCAGTGCCTTCTTAAGTGATTATTACTATACAATTGATTTTCCAGACATGCTTGATGAATTACTAAAATATAGTTACGAGAATAAACGAAAATTCGATATGATTGCAGCAATGTCATGTGCTGAAATCGGAGACGAAGCGTTAACCGGAATTATGCCAGTAAAACCTACAATAACTAGAAAAGTTTGACAGGATTTTGGTTGATTTATAAATGAAAAAGGATATCGTCAATATGGTGTAATTCCTAATAAAAGTTGGATGTAATGACAGAGTTAGAAAAAGAAGTTTTATGTATAATCAATGAAATTACAGAAAACTGTTATACTGGTAAATTAAAAGTCTTGGTTACAACCCCTGAAAGACAATGTGGAGATCCAGATTGTAGACCATTAAATGATTCGATTTATGAATTATATCTATACCTAGATCGATGGTATACACCAATTGTTTTATCTTATGAAGGAAATGAGGAGGATTTTAAACAATTTGTTCGCAAAGAAATTAAAAAGAACAAGTACGAAAAAATCCATTTTTATAAGATGACACGGGAACCTCTTTCTATACCAGATAAAGAAGATTTTGAGATAGACGATGAATAAACAAAAAGAAATCGAACAAATAAACAGGTGTATTTCAGAACTTGTTTATGACAAAGTTGGTTTACGTAAAGCTTATAATTACTATCACTGTAAACGAGACGCAGACCAATTTAAATACTTGCAAGATAATTTTGGGCTCGGTTCGCCAGTATCTGTCGGATTTACCCCTTTAATGAAAAAACACATTGATGTTTTAGTCGGAGAATATCTAGAACTTGAACCGGAGATGCAAGTTACTTGTAAAGATGAGGATACGATATCTAAAATACAGCGAGATAAAAAATTAAAAATTGATTCTGAAATAAGTAAATTTCTAAATCGATATTTACGAAATGCACTTATTGATATTTTAATGAATTCAAAAGAACCTATCAATGACCCGTTTATTGAGAAAGAACTTGAAAAAATTAAAAACAATGTTGAGGAATCTTTTGAATCAGATTTTGAAATAGCTGCACAGAACATTTTGGATTATATTAGACATAGTAGAGAGATCGATCTTCGAAATAAATTAAGGGAAATGTTTACGGATCTTTTAATAGGAGGCTGCTGCTATTATAGGGTTCGTCCTTCATCTGGGGGAGATAATTTACAATTCGATGTATTGAATCCGATTGATACTTTTATTGAAAGGAATCCTAATTCATTTTTCTTAAATAAATCGAGAAGGGCTGTTATTCGTAGATGACTTACTAAAGATGAGATTTTAGAAGAGTATGGAGACGAATTAACAGATGAAGCTATTAATAAAATAGAGGATTACTTTGCGGATATGCACCAGGGTAATCATTTATACGATTACGTTGTTGTAAATTCAAAAATGGATTCTCTATTAGAAGACGGAAGTACTGTGTCTCATCCAACTCCGGGTATTCTAGCTGGCCTGGAAGTTCATCCATTGTATCCTTATACAACTGATGAATGAGGTACTACCATTAATACAAGAGTTATTCCTGTCTTTGAATGCCAGTGATTGGAATTTGATAGGAAACTAAATCGGTCTGTATTACATGAGGGTGTTAAAATAGGTGGAGACGTTTTTATTACTAATGGTGAGCCTGATTACTATATTAGAAGTAAATCAGATCCTCACTCTTGTAAATTAAACATTAATGGAATGTTTTTTAATGATAAAAATGGACAGCCATTTAGTTTAATACAAAGTACAATGTTTCTGCAGGATAGATATGACCTCCTCATATACTACAGAGACAATCTAATAGCTACTTCAGGAACTGTCGGAGATTGGGTTGATGCTGCCAGCCTGCCCGAATTTCTTGGAGTAGAAATGCCGGAAAGAGTCCAAAAATGAATTGCTTATAAAAAGAATGGATTAGCTTGATATGACTCTTCTCAAGAAGGTGCACAATTAATCAATACTACCTTTAATGGTTATGATGATACAGTAAAAGCGCAATCTATCCAAGCAATTCAATATGCAATTGACAGTCTCGAACAACAAGCGTCTTCTATATCTGGCGTATTTGCTCAAAAGTTAGGGCAAATACAAGAAAGAGAAGCGGCTTCAAATGTAAAAGTTGGAATTCATCAGTCAACACTTCTTACAAAACAATATTTCCATGCAATGGATTTAATGAACAGAGAAGTGTGCTATGATTTACTGAATCTTGCAAAATTTGTATTTAAAAAAGGTCTCACTGGCGCAATTATTTTAGGAGAAGGACTTGTTAAAACCTTTACTGCATTACCTGAGCATTTTACAATGACTGATTTTGATTTACATATTTCAGATAGTTCTGAAAATTATATGAAATTTCAAACAGCACAACAACTAAATGTTGAATTTGTAAAAGGTGGATTAGTAGATGCAGAAATGGCATTTGATATTATTGATTCTAGGAGTTTGACTGAAGCAAAACGTCGTTTGAATACAGCTGTCAAATTAAAGAAAGCTGAAAATAATATGCTTGGACAATTACAACAGCAAGTTCAACAATACGAGTCCGATCTGAAGCAGAATCAGAAAACTATTTCTGATTTACAAAATGAAATTAAACGGTTACAGTCTCAGGTTGAGGCTACAAATCAGGCTAAACTTGAAATCGAACAGAAGAAAGTTGAGATTCAAGAAAAAGAAGCAAATGACAAAAAGGATTATAACGATAAGCTCATTGGTGTGAAGGAAAAACAACTTACAGCTGAAATTATGCAAATTCGTGATGGAAATCCTTATAACGATCAAATTCGAGACGTATAATGGCAAAATTTAATAAAGATTTGCATATGAGAGGATGTCATCTAGTATCTACTATATTAGGTGACTCCTCTAATATGTATCAATTTGTTTTCAATCCCGATGAAGAAGAATTTTCAAACATTTATGAATGTGGAGAAGGATTGGAATTTGAGCTCGAAAACGATGGAACATATCAAGTCGTTACTTTAAGAAATCCAGAGGCTGTTTTAACAGAAGATGGTTTACAAATAGGTTCAAAAATATATGCTGCTAATGAACTTATTCTTGCAATTGAATCATCTGTAATTAACGTTGGAGAAGTTGAAATAGACGAAATTCTTTCTATTTGCAAATTAAAGAAGTGTCTTGCTGACCTCGAATTAAATGTATTTCAAAAATTAGTTAAAAACTGTGGATCTGTTAAATGCGGGTCCGATGAAATTCGAGCACAACGTGATTTCTTATTTGTCACGGTTTGATTAATCGAGCATTATATAGAACTAGGAAATATAGAAAAGGCTCAAGCAATATATGACCGCATTAAGGGATGCGGATCCATTTGCAGCAGTTTATCTAATAATAAAAATGATTGTGGGTGCAATGGATAATATTCTTGAAACTATTTACAACATATTTATAGAAAAATTAACAGATTTAGAAATGGGACATGCGTTGCAGAATAATGATTTGTGCAAAATCTGAGATCTTATTCATGCATACGAGCTTTTAGATGGTAAACTTATTAGTGTAAAAGAACAAAAACAAATAATTGAATATTATGGCAATTAAAGGTACTGTAGTAAAACAACTTGCAAATAATCCAAGTACACCTGCGCCTAAATTTAATTTTTATACATATACACTGCACAAAACATATCATAATAATGAACAAGAAATTGATTTTGTTACTTATGATGGTTCTTTATATGTTTGTGTAGAGGATGGAATTTATACAACTTCATCTAAACCAGATGAAAATGGAGGATTCCTTTGTATTATTAAGAAAGGCGCTGATGGAAAGCCTGGAATTCAGGGTATTCAAGGAAAGGATGGACGTACTCCTGAAATTAAGGTTAAATTTGAAGGAAAGCAACTTGTAATTTACGATGCTATTTCTGGAACAAGGCTCTCTGCTTCCGCAGATCTCACCGGTCCCGTTTGGAAACCTGTACAACAGGGAAGTACTTTATCTTGGAAATTGGAAGAAGGTACTCCTGCAAACATTGATTTAGATTCACTTCGTCCTGTAGAGGATCATCCTATCCTTCTCAGGCTTAACTCTGATAATACAAAACGTGAAGAGGAAGAGACTGGACCTGGTTATTACATTCAGTGGAAACGTGAAGGTCATGAGGAATGGACAAATTTAATGTCTATATCTGAACTGATGAATATTGCTCTTGCTGGTGTTTCTTTCTGGTGGCAAGATGCAGAAGATGGTTCTACTGATTCCGAAGGAAATCCTGTTCAGAAACTTCATTTTGGACATAAACAAGTTGTAAAGGCAACATATGATGCTTCTAAGCTTGGAAATAAGCGAATTGCTGAAGTTGAACTTGGAGATGTATTATTTGATGCTGGAGAGATTCCTTTCCCTAATTATGATGATGCAATTGCTGCATTAAATGCGTTTATATGTGATGTTGCGGATGATCTTGCAGTTACTAAAACGCTCATTCCGAAGGATTACGTTAAATCTGTAAATGGAAATCTTCCAAATACAAATGGAGATGTGCAGCTTGAAATTCCCGAGCCTGTAGATGCTTATACTAAAGAAGAATCTGATGATAAATATCAGCCTAAGGGAAATTACTTAACCGAACATCAGCCCCTCAAGACTGTGAATGGCAGTTCTTTGGTTGGATCTGGTAATGTTTCTGTTGGAACTGTAAAGACTGTTCAAGTTAACAATGGTTCAATTGTTAGCCCTGATTCTAATGGAAATGTAAAACTCACTATTGAGACTGGTTCTCCAGATCTTAGTGGTGTTGTAAAATCAATCACTGTTAATAGTGATGTGAAACTTCCTGATTCTAATGGCAATATTACTATTTCTATTGGAAATTATAATTTATTCGACCTTGTTTATCGTAATGGTCATCTTATTAAGATCGTAAATGGTGTTGAAACTGATCTTGGTGAATTTGGTCCTGGTAGTGGTGACAGCGGAGAAGGCTGTGAACATTGTTGGACAGAGGAGGAGATTGTTGCTTTAATTGAAGGCGCTCTTCAAGATTATGTCACACTCAGCTATCTTACAAGTAATTATTACACTAAAACTCAGGTTGATAACTTAATCGCTGGTAGTGGTGGAGGTACGGTAACTGTTACTTCTTATAGGACATTTACAATTTATAAATGGTATCCTGTCAATTCAAACCCGTCAACTCCTACTCTTCCTACTTCTGCTTCTTGGGATGGTACATCTAATGGTCTGACATTAAATGGAAATACTCTTAATTGGACAGATCATCCTTATAATAATCCCGGTAATGAAACTCGCTTATGGATGGCTCAAATAACACTTACATCAGATGGAACTACTTCTTCTGATTGGGTTGGTCCGTTCGATATTTATGGCGATGGTGAACCTGGTGCAGATGGTGCAGGA